TCATTCAGAGCTACTGGTGAAGTAGATCTTCCTAAGCCTTCTAGTCTTGTACCTTATGCTGACCTTACAGAAGAAACAGTTATTGGTTGGGTTAAGGCTAAACTAAATGAAGAAAAAGATGCAGATGGTAAGACGATTGATAAAGTAGCTGCAATTGAAGCAGCTGTGGAGAACGGTGTAAACGAACAGAAAACCCCAACAACAGGTGTCGGTAAACCTTGGTAAGGTGAAGTTACCGACTGCTGATCTTCCTAAAAATCTACCACCAATACAACTTGAATTTAAACCGCCTTCAGCTCGTATTCCTGGGTATACACCTATTGTTGTACCACCCAGTGATCTGGAGTCACCTAAAGGAGTTAAGGCTAAATCCAGTGAAAATACAGAAGCTCCTCAAGTACAGATTCCTGTATTAGATATACAGATGCCATTACCTACAACTGAGGTGGTGGCAACTGCAACCTATGCAGCAGTGGCAGCTGTAGCAACAACCACTTTAGCCACACCTTTCTTCAATCAAATAAAGAAGAAATTACAGAAATTCCTACAAGGTAAGATTGATAAATGGAAGGAAAAACGGAAGAAAAAAAAGGACTCCTCGGAAAGCTGAAAGATGCTGCAGAGGATCAAGAACATCAAATCCAGATTCTTG